ACGGTTTCATCCGACGACACTTGGCGCGATGTCGGGCCTTGTAGCGTCGGCGCGTTCACCTGTGGCAGTGGCGCATTCTTTTCTGGATTTTCAAAACCAAGGGCCATGATGGCTCTCCTATTTAACGCTGAAACATTCAGCTATTTTTGTACGCCCACAACTGAGCCGACCCTGTGGCCAGACATCTTAGAGGTGGGTTATTAAATTGTGCTACTTCAAACTGGGTAGGCGAATTACTTTTTCTTCATCACACTGTCGGCTAGGCCACCGCCAAAGTAGAACATGACAATACTGAGCATAATCCAATCAATTTGAAACTCGGATAGGATGCCTTTGACTGCGGTTACGTCTTTATCCATAAACATCATCACAATTACAAGGCCATAGGTGATGATATAAGTGCCGCCAAACATTAGGGCTAAGTAGCGTTGGGCTATCTTAAACGGCGCGTAGGCAGCCATTAAATCGGTCTTAGCCTTGGTCTTGGCTTCGATCATCTCTGTCTCGCTGTCATGGAATGAGTCGATCAGATCCATGCCTTTACTGATTACATCACCACTACCGAAGATGCTATTTAAGATACCCATATTAATCTCCTAGCTGGAAGTGCGGCATATCAACGAAGCCCTTCCAAAGACCGCCCCACTCTAGCTTGTTGTGACCTAATTCATTTGCCGCCTGCAACATAGCCGCAGCGATTAAGGCCAAATGCTCTTTCTCCCAACTGGCTTTGCCGTCAACGTAAGCGTACACATCAAGTGCTTTGGCTGATTGGTGGTAGGATAGGTTAACCCTGCCGTCGCATTTAGACTTGCCTGCTGTGAACAGTTGGGCTTGATCTGTAGCTGACCGCAAGCCACCAAGCTGAGGCACACCAAAATCAATAGGAGATAACGCAATAGCACGATCTGAGATCTCAATTAAGCGAGGGTCTACGCCTGCTCGATGGTTGAGTGAAGACTGCCCGAATTTAAAACTCATTTAGGAACCTCGCCATGGGATAGCAGATACCACGCGGTCATAGCGCCAGCACCCAACACCCATAGGGCTTTCTTGACGATGCTTTCACCAACTGCTGAATAAAATCTAGCATAGGCTTTGTCTGCGGCCAGCTCTGCGATTTCGTTTTTCTCGGCGTCCGTCAGTGGTCGGTTATCCATAGTCTTCATCTCAAATAAATAGCCGCACCGAATAGCGCAGCAACAGTAATTAATAAGCCAGCCATAACTTTTATGCCCAGAGTTAATGCTTCTTCTATTGCCGCTGCACGTTGATACTTCTTTCGAGCCTGAACTTTAGCTGCTTCCTTCTGGTCACGGGCAAACTGAGCCTTAAATTGAAGGAAGTCGTGATAACCCATCAGGGATTGTTTGTTGAGCATTTGCTTTAGTTCTTCTTCCTGACGCATTAACTGCTGTTGAGCTTGGTAAGCTTCAAGCGCTGAACCCTTGCCCTTGGTGGCCACCTCTTTGCTTATCGCACTAGACGCGCCGAAGTAATCAGTGACAGCCTTACCAGCGTCAAGCAACTCTTTACCATTACAGAGAGTCTTCTTGATAATAGCAAAGGCCGCATTGGCTGCCGCTAGCTCGATTAGCATTTAGCCACCCAGTGTAGGGTGCTATAGCGCATAGCCGTGTAAGGCTTACTCGCTGGTTGCACACACATATAGTCGCGTTCGCGGATTACCTTTGGCTCGACCACTAGAGCCATACCAACAGGAGCCGTTGTTGGGCTAATGTGTATTGGGTATAGCTCAAGTGGTGAAGACAGCATTAGTCCTCCGTTTCGTCTTCTGGCTCAACATAGTTAGGGTTGATAGCCCAAGTGCTGTCAGCGTAAGTGTACTTGCACCCTACCCAATCGGCTGGAGGTGTAACACCTTCAATGAGTGTCGCGTTGGAGGAGTTCATGTCACCAATAATGAAGTGCGGGCAAGTGATGTTGTCAGCACTAATTACTAAGTCATGTGCATCATCAAAGGTGTACTTGGATAGGTTGGTTGATGTTTCGATAATTGTCTTCATAAGTTTTAATATCCTTTAAGTAAAAGTGATGTTGCAGAGAGGGCTTTGCCAGCTACCACAGATATACTATCTGCTGTTGTGGCTAGCGTACCATCTTGTTGGACGTAGTAAGTTGAGCCTATTGTTAAACCTGTTTGGTTATCAGATACACCGCCCTGTAGCATAATGGACGCTGTTTGACCATTAGTGTAGGCGGCTGTTGAGGTTCCTACGAAGTTGGTTGCTGTTAGGTTGGTGACGTAGGGAATGGCTAATTGCCCCAGTATAGAGGCTGCTCTATTTGTGAGGTAATCTTTGTATGTAATCACAAACTTTGAGCTGGTAGCGTCAAATATAACATCACAATAAGTGGAGTTTGCTGTGTTAAACACCACGGGGCTTCCAAATGAAATTGAAGTACCTGATACAGTACCTACTATAGTTGTACCATAACTAGAATTAGCAGCATCTCTGTAGGAAATAACAAAGACATTAGGGGTATTAGGGTCGAAGGCCATGCCTACCCAATCGCAATTATTATCGAAAACGACACCAGTGCCTAATGAAATGGATGTGCCTGAGATTGTACCTACCGTAGCCACCACGTCATTAGCCGTAGCATTGTATGACGCATCCCTACATGTAACTACAAAATATCCTGAAAGGCTAAATGCTAGGTTATTTTCTGAGGTTTTATCAGGGTACACCACATGAGCGGCCCCTAATGAAATAGAAGTACCTGATACAGTACCTACCTTGACGGTACCTTTGTCACCATTGCCTGTGTCGGAATATGCTACAACAAACTTTGAGCTATTAGGCTCAAATGCCAATCTTTGACCAAAATAGGAGGCCGTGGCATGGAATACAACAGAGGTTCCGAATGAAATCGAAGTACCCGATATAGTACCTGCAATTACGTTGCCGTATGCGCTATGACCATAATCACTGTAGCCTATGGCAAACGTAGAACTTGAAGATGTAAAGCCCACAGATAACCCACCAGCCTCTCCTGAATAAAAGGTGGAACTACTTCCAAATGAGATAGAGGTACCTGATATAGTACCTACTATGGCCTGAGCTGGCCCTGACCAGCCAGTAGCGAATGCAATGACAAATTTACCAGCAACAGAAGGGTCGAAAGCCACTGAAAGATTGGGTGTGTTGTTGGATGTGAACACCACAGGGCTTCCAAATGAAATTGAAGTACCTGATATAGTACCTACTACAGATGTACCATAATTAGAATTGGAAGCATCCCTATACACAACTACAAAGACATTAGGGGTATTGGGATCAAAGGCCGAAGCTACAGCGTGAACAGTACCAGAAGTAACGTCTACTTGACTACTAGCAGGTATAGTTTCCGAAGAACCTATTAACCTTGCTTTTGTCACTGTCCCGTCCGACTGCAATATCACAGGCGCACCATTAGGCAATGTACCACTAGCAACAAAGTCTGCTGTGCCTGATACTACAGCCGCTACTGCTGGCTCCGCTTCTGGCCCATCTAATTGGAGTGAGGTGGATGATAAGGCTTTACCCGCGAACACTGATACTGTGTCTGCTGTTGTTGCAAGTGTTCCATCTGCTTGCACATAGTATCCCGTACCTGTGGTTAATCCAGATTGGTTAGTCGATAGTCCACCTTTAAGCATAATGCTAGCTGTTTGCCCTGCGGTGCCAGAGGCTTGGAGGATGCCTACAATTTTTGAGCCGTCTAGGTTGGATGTGGGTGCCGATAATACTTCGGCTTGCCCTAGAACTACCTTACCTGAATTGGTGCTAGACTCTTTAAAGCCTACAATAAACTGCCCCGCACTAGAGGGGTTAATGGCAGTAGAAGTCTTTCCCACACCGGTAACACTATATGAGGTCATTGCTGACACCGAGCCGTGAGTAAAGGTAGATCCAAGTAGGCGAGACACCCTTGCGGATAGGACGTAAGAGGACGAGTCCGTAAATACAGCGGTAATTCTAGTGGTGCTATTCTCTGCGTCTGCTAATAACCTCATGCTATCATAACCCGTAGAACCTATGGATACGGAGCTAGGTGTCCCTACACTTATAGAATTACCAGTGATAGTACATGGGGCTAAACTCACACTATATGCGCCACCAGAATACTGCTGGTAGATCACAATAAGTTGATTTGACGCAATCGGGTCGAATGTAAATGGAACGGCAGCGTTGCCAACATTAAAGGCTAATAAAGTATTAGAGGCACCAAAGGAAATAGTACCCGCAGAGATAGTGCCAACAACACCCATACCATACAGGGTGCTTGAATCTCTGTAAGATATGACAAACTTACCAGAGTTGTGTGGGTCAAACTGAATACGAGGGTCTTTAGAACCAGATGCAAGGTATGCAACAGCAGAACCAAAGGTGACGCTTGTACCTGAAACTGTTCCGATACTAGCACTGGATGATCCTGCCCCATTCGGTGTGTAAACGGCAACCAATTGTCCTGCTGTATTGGGGTCAAACACTACCAACGCATCCATTACGGATGAGGACTGAAACACAACAGGTGTTCCTACGGTCACTGTGCTACCTGAGACTGTACCTATAGCAGCGTATGCGTAGTTATTCGGTTGCGCATAAAACGATACTGCAAAAAGTCCAGATGTATTGGGATCAAAGGAAATATCAGTCTCATAGGCAAACCCTGCTGAGTAAATGGTCACTGCACTACCAAAGGTAATAGTTGACCCTGATATTGTGCCAGCTTGAACCTTCACTACTGGGGTAGACCAGTTTGCCCTATCTAAAAACACAACTACAAATCTTGTCGAATCGTTAGGGTCAAACGCAATGCTATGGTTTTTTGCGTAAGCTGTTTGGTGAGTTTGGATAGAACCATAAGGTATAGCTTCTGAGGTTATAACCGCTGAGGTTTCTGATACCCCCTCCACATTTCCATCCGAACGGAGTTGAGCGACTGCGCCTGCTACCAGATTCTCATGTAAAGTGAACTCTGCTGTGCCAGATGGGGTTATAGGTAAGTTGGTGAGCTGACTCGCATCTACTGCTGGCAATTTTGCGGAGCCATCTAACTGAACTAACTGATTCGCACTGGTGCCAACACCATTACTGGCTAGCGTGGCTAGGTCTGCATCATAGGCTTGGACAGATGTTCCTATGTTGCTGTTCTTTAGAATGGTTGAATCATAGGCTTGAACTGTAGAACCTATGTTGCTGTTCTTTAGAATAGTTGAATCATAAGCTTGAACATCTGAACCGATAGATAGTCCGAGGTTGGAACGCGCAGCGGAGGCGGAGCTTGCTCCAGTTCCGCCATGAGATACATCAAGGTCAGCGCCAGACCAATTAGAGTTGTCTACGGAGGTGGCAACTGGTGCAACATCTTGCCATGATGAGCCAGTGTATACGCGCATTGCGTTGGTGCTGGTGCGGAAATAGATTGCACCCGTGAGTAAGCTGCTCCCATCGTTGTCGGTGGATGGGTCGGCTGACTTTTGACCAAGGTAGCGATCATCAAAGTTATCGTATGAGGTGGCGGCTTGGGAGGCGCTGGTTGCGGCTTCTGATGCTTTGGTTGTTGCTGTTGATGCTTGAGTTGTTGCCGTTGACGCACTGGTTGCTGCATTGCTGGCTTGAGTTGTTGCTGTTGATGCACTGGATGCGGCTGAAGTAGCACTTGAAGCTGCGTTAGTCTCTGAAGTGCTGGCTTCGCTGGCTTTGGTAGTGGCTGTTGAGGCTTGAGTCGTGGCCGTTGAGGCAGAGCTTGATGCGGAACTGGCAGAGCTTGCTGCGTTAGTCTCAGATGAAGCCGCATTAGTTGCGCTTGTGCTGGCTTGTGAGGCTTTTGTCGAAGCTGTACTCGCAGAGCTTGCTGCGTTAGTTTCAGAAGTCGAAGCGTTACTGGCAGAGGACGAGGCTTCACTGGCCTTAGTCGTAGCCGTAGAGGCTTTAGTCGTAGCCGTTGCGGCGCTCGCTGCCGAGGCGGTGGCAGAAGAGGACGCGTTCGTCGCCTGGGTTGCTGCCGTAGTTGCCGATAAGGCTGCATTAGTCTTAGATGAAGCGGCGTTAGTCGCAGATGTACTTGCTTCACTTGCTTTTGTAGTGGCTGTTGAGGCTTGAGTTGTTGCTGTGCTGGCTTTAGTCGTCGCTGTCGCAGCGGACGCTGTAGCGGAGGTTGCACTTGCAGCCGCGTTAGTTTCAGCGGTTTCAGCGTTAGTTTCAGCGGTTTCAGCGTTTGTTTCAGAACTTGCTGCGTTACTGGCAGACGTTGAGGCTGCACTGGCCTTAGTCGTCGCTGTAGAAGCACTGCCCGCTGCGGCCGTAGCGCTAGAAGCTGCGTTCGTCGCCTGGGTTGCCGCTGTAGTTGCCGACGAAGCGGCGTTAGTCGCAGATGTACTTGCTTCACTTGCTTTTGTAGTGGCTGTTGAGGCTTGAGTTGTTGCTGTGCTGGCTTTAGTCGTCGCTGTAGCAGCGGACGATGTAGCGGAGGTTGCACTTGCAGCCGCATTGGTTTCAGCGGTTTCAGCGTTAGTTTCAGCGGTTTCAGCGTTTGTTTCAGCGGTTTCAGCGTTTGTTTCAGCGGTTTCAGCGTTTGTCTCAGCTAATTCCGCTGCGGTTTGTGCGGTTTCAGCAGCCGCCTGTGCAGTTTGAGCTGCGGCCTTGGCGGTTTCTACATCACTCACATTGACCGCTAGTGACAATTTAGCAGCGGAAATGTCGGTTGCTAGTACACCAGAGGTGTGATCTGACTGAATTGTATAGAGGTTCTTGGTGCTACTATCACGGACTATATCGTTTTTGATATACGCCGTAGAGGTAGCCCAGTCGCCTTTCCATTGGAAGGCAGAGCTAATGAGAACCAAATCACCGTTCGCATCAAATCCTACCTCCTTGTTTGCCCGATTAGGGCCGGACTCTACAATGACCTGGTCACCTGCTGTACCGACAGGTAGTTTCAAGGCGCGGTTAGTAACAACTTCTACGTTGTCAAACCCAGTCTCGGCTGAATCAACACGATTGTTGATGTCCTCTGCGCGAGCGGTAGTGCCAGCTATTAAATCAGATGGCTTCGTGAAGAAATTGCTCATCGGTTAAAACCTCGTATTGTATAATTCAGTTGTACACCTTGCAGTGTAAAAGCAGGTTCAGTAGCGCTTGTGTGTACGATTAATAAGCTGATATTCCGACCCGTGCCGTTAAGGTATGCTTCGGGTGAGGCTACAACTGCGCTGGACCACACGAAATCGTCCCAAGTTGCTACGTCCCAAAAACCACCGCCACCACCACCGGCGATTGCTCCGCCAGCAATGCTAACTTGAGCAGAAGATGACGATCCGCCAGTGCCGTAATCGTAATCCGCCAGGTAATTCAGTGTGACTTGCCCGCTGGATTCCACCTCCAAAATAGCCTTGCGATAGCGCTTTTTACGTTGAGGCGTACCTAGTGGGGTAAATGCTAGACGAAGAAAGGATTGGATCTCACCACCGTTAAATGATGTGCCAGTATCCACCCGCATCACGCTGCCGTCTGTGCAGCCGAAGTAACCTTCGCCAATGTAACTAGGAGTATCCGACAGCAACCAATTCGTATATCCCACAACAGCGCCGTTGACGATGGTGCCTACTAGGACGGTCTTATCGCTAAAGAATAACCTGTACTGATTCTTATCTTTGTTGACGCTAGCGCCTACGATCAAACCTTTTCTCGACTCAAGATACGGCTTGATCAGAGCGCCAATATTGGCTGTTTCAAAATCGCCAAAGGACTGCGTTGCGGCTAAACTGGTCAGATCGTCGCCATTAAAAAAGTAAAGCCCCGTCTCAATGTGTGCTTGGGTTTTAGCTACGGCACCTGTTGTCATGGAAAACGACTTCAGATCCCAATCTGCCGATGATGTTCCATACAAAATGTTTATACGGTCGGACCCAGTTATCACGAGAGAGTTACCTTGCATTGACCGTAATCCGGTAACTTCAGTACCTAAACCTATTTCTCCAGCCCCAGTAGCAAGCGTCCATGTCAACGGGTCACCTATTCCACTGTGTTGAACGGACCCCCCGCTGAAGGAGAGAAATAAATGGTTCTTGTGAACACCTACATACGTCGGAGTATCACTGCTCATACCTGTAGTTATTTGGGTAAAGGTTGTACCATCAAACTGAAAGGCTTTATTCACCCCATCGCTGCCGTACATTTTCTGAGTGCCTGAGTGGCCGCCGAAATTGTAGTTCACAAAGTCATAGCTACCGCCGACTGCAAGAGTTGGAGTAGTGACTACTGTCCAGCCCGATGTTGTGGCTTTGTGCATCACACACGCTGTACCGGCAGTGTTATCTCGGAATGCGTAAACATCCCCACCGTACTCCCACACACCTCTAATCGGACCACTTCCAGAAACGCCCAACGGGACGCCCGTAGTGCGTCCATCGTAGATTGTGTACCCATCCATTCGGCGGTAGCCGCCATTCAGGGCGCACTCAAAGTTCTGAGCTAAAATAGCACCACCTGGGGGTAAAGACACAGCTGGGCTTACTAAATCCAAGCCCCCACCTAACGGCCAGTATTGAGTTGCTATTGCCATCGCTACGCCACCGGCCTTTCAGCTAAAGTGATGGTAGGTAGTGCAGTCGCTCCCATAGCAGACAGCCTAATATTAAGTTGGGATTGCGCGTCCTGATACAATTCAGGCGCATCTTGTTCAGCTGCAACATAGAGAATAGCTTTGTACAGGACAGCATCGTGATACTGTTCCGCCAATAGCAACTCATCATTGTTTGCATCCAGTTGTTGTGGTGACCGGTAATAGTCGAAATCAATCGCGTACACCGAATCGGGCAGCGTGTTGAACGACAATTTATTATCCGGTCTAATCGTGAAGCTACTAGGCTTCCCGCTAGAAAATGTAGTACGCGACCAGTCGGCCCATGGGGTGTAGACTAAATAGCCTGTCACTCCATCATCCGTGATGCGTACTGAACTAGACACCCATTTGTTTAGTGTTGGATTCAACGCCAAGTTAGACACGGGGTCGTAGTCTTGCTGGCTACTTACGGTGTTAAACGTACTGGTCTGCCATAAGAAATCCCAATCATTGAGATTCTGTATTTCAACCCAGGCTCGGTTTATCCAATCGACGGCTTTCTTATTAAGACCGCTTTGGCCTATAACAGAGGACACGCCTTGATCGCTTAATCCCGTTTCTTTTAACAGTTTGTCGCACAGTGCCAGATAGTTCACAGCTTAGCCCGCCAATGAATAGGTGTATCGCTGTAAGTCACGGGATTCATCAATCCCATTAACTCGCTCAGTTTGAGTGACGACCGCGTTGTCGATCACTTCCATCACTTCAGTTGGTAAGGCCACTGGCTCGTTACGTTTGATCTGGTAGGCATAGCCATTTACAGATACAAAGATGTCACTTTTACCAAGGTCGCCTTCCTGATTGTGGAAGATCACATTTACACGGCTGGGTTTAGTAGCGCTCCGCTTTTTGGCGGCTGGCTTTTCTTTAATAACCTCAACGGTATCTACATCAGTCATTTCTTTTCTCCAATAAAAAAGGGCGCCGATTAGGGCGCCCTTTAAGGGAAACTAACGGTTAGGTTAGTCGGTTACACAAGACTCTACACGCACCATGAAGGCGTCGTTTAGAATTACCGCAGTCTGCATAGACTTCCAGCTTACATGACCACGTTGGGCCAGAGGATCGCTATCAGAAGGCTTAGGGTTAACTACGGCTGGGCTTAGGCTTGAGCCACCTTTCAGTGGAACAATACCGTAAGCGTCACGGGCAACAATCAGCGTTGGGTATACGTCAGCAGACGAACCAGCAGCTGAGATCATTGCACCAGCAGTACCACCGGCGTTATCCCAAGAAGCGAAGATGGTGGAGCATACATAACGTACGTCCTCTACCTTGCCAATCTCGCCTTCAAACGGCGTCATTGAACCGTACTTCTCAACTGGTACGAAACCAGCGAAGCCACGGATCACGGCGTCCATATCAGGGTGGATCAAGCCAACATAGGAAGGTGCTACAGCTTCAGTG